TGAGGTTTCCCAGAACCCCCCGACCCGGATCAATGCCAAGGGTCGCAAGGTGCTGGACACCAATGCCCGCCGCCTTGCCGTGGCCCAGATCGTCAATAGGCGAGTCAAGGGTGGCAAGGAGGTTTACATCGCGGAAAGCCTGTTGAGCAAGATGAAGGCCATTCCCGGTGGTCGCAGCGCAGCAGGGGCCATTGTCCGTGGAACAGGGACCACGCCTTCCGGCACTTCCGGTGCTTCCGACTTTTCCGATGTCCCCCAGTTGCGGAGACTGTTTACCGAACGTCTGCCCATCTGGGAAAAACTTGGCAATCAGTCGGCACGGCTTCTTCAGTCCGACAACGGTGCTGCCCGCTTGATCGGGTGGATGGCCTTCAATGCCCGCCGCTCCTTCGACATCGCCCAGCCCCAGACCATCATGGAGGCCGGAACCTCGGTCCTGCACACCATGATGTTCTCCTTCATGCGCGGATACCGGAACCAGTACCTGCGGTTTGCCTTGGGCAACGGCAACGCCAATGTTCCGCTGGACAACATCGACTTGATTGACCGCTTCAAGAAGGCGTTCGGGCAGGCCGAGATGCGCCGGGACTTCAACCGCCGGGTGGCCCAGCAGTTGCGAACCGGGGCTTACGACGATGCTCTGGATGCCGTCAACGATGCCGCCAAGGGCTTCCGGGAAATCTTCGACAAGATGCACGACATGGCCGCTTCGGTGGGCCTGCGTGGATTCACCAAGGGCAAGACCGAAAACTACATGCCTCGCCTGTGGCGGTTCGAGAAGATCCGGCGGCTGGCCACCACGGCTGATGGAAAGAAGGCCCTGATTGCCTTGGTCCGCAACTCCATTGACCAGAATGGGCGCAGGGTCATCGTTGATGGGGTTGAGCAGACGATCACCGGGGACATTGATGAGGCTGCCACGGCCTTTGCCAACCGCCTGATCGCCATTGCCACCAAGACGGAGAACGCCCCCTTGCTTGAGCATGAGCAGGACCTCTTTGAAGCCCTTCAGGGGCTGGTGGGACCGCTCAAGGCCAAGACTCCGAGCAAGACCCCCTTCGGCAGGGCCCGCATCCTCCTTGATGAACAGGCTTCCGTGCGGCTGGCCGGGGATCCCTTCAACGATGGCAAGACGGTTCTCAGCATCGCTGACCTGACCAACGATGACCTGCCGTTCGTCTTCCGCAAGTACATCACCTCCATGATGGGGGCGATCAACGAAAAGCGACTCCTGAATGCCTTCAATGACGAACTCCGCATTCGTGGGGTCTTCAGCCCTTCCTATGTGACCAAGACCGGGGAAACGATCAAGAATCAGGTCGAGGTGCAGACGGTCGAGGAGATGATTTCCTTGGCCACCAAACTCGGGGGAGAAGTGGACCCGGGCCACATGGAGGGCCTCCGTGAGGTCATTGCGGCCATCCGGTATGAACCCATCCATCGGGGCACGGCTGGCTTCGGGGACAAGGCCCTTGGCATTGCCCTGCCTTATGGCTACTTGATCACTGGTGGGCAGTTCGGTCTGGCCGCCATGGGCGAAATCTCGCGCATCCTGTCCACCGTGGGCTGGAGGCAGATGCTCAAGCAAATGCCCGTCCTGAGCGAGATGTTCGGCAACTGGAAGAACATGGACAAGGAGGCGCAGAACTTCTCCTCGTTCATCGACACTTGGTTTGCCCCCTCGACTGACCGCCTTCGCCGCGCCTTCATGGATGTGACCGGAAGTCCTGCCTACGAGGTTGGCGGAAGCCGGGGCTACAGGTACGTCAAGGGAACCCTCGACAGTGTCTCCAACCTGATGTCCGACATCAGCGGTCTGGCCCCGATCACCAGTTTCAGCCAGCAGTTGGCCGCAGCCACCACCCTCCAGCATCTTTACGATGTGGCCAAGGGCGGGGCCAAGCGTCTGGATACGGCCTCCGTCCGCAGCCTTGGTCTGGAGCCCCAGCAGTACGAAGACCTGATCCAGTTCGTGGGCAAGAATGCCAAGGTCCGCAAGGGCTTCTTGGGTGACCGCATCACGGACATGGACAACCTTGATGCCAAGGAAATGGACCTGCTCAAGGGCTTTGTCCAGCGTGTGGTGACCACCCGGATTCAGGACATGCCCACCCGGGGCGACTTCCACAAGTATGCCTTTACTTTCTGGGGCCGCCTGTTCACCCAGTTCCGCACCTTCAACCTCAAGGGCATCGACAACTTCCTGATCCAGAACGCCGGAAGGGCCCAGAAGGGAGCCGGGATTCAGGTTGCTCAGGAGATTGCCGCCACCATGCTGATGGCCGGGGTGATCCAGTATGCCCGAAACTACGGCGACTACAGGTCCTACATGGCCTCCGGCAACCGGGACAAGGCCAAGGAACTGGAAAAGACCCTGACCGTGGCGGGAGCCATCCGAGGCGCAGCCACGGGGCCGTCCGAGTTCTTCCTCCCGGTGCAGGCCACGGATGCTCTCTGGACCAATTTCGTGGACAAGGACCCCATTTTCAGCCCCTACCGTTACAGCGGACTGGCTTGGTATGGCTTCCCCGGGGAGGCCATCATGTCCCGTTCATGGTCCGTGGGCAAGGATCTGTACGGAAGGGCCGTGGGCAAGACCTTTGACCTGTCGGTTCAGCGGGAAATTACCCGAGGAACCCTGCACAAGGCCCGTCTGCTCACTCCTTGGCAGAACATGCCCATCTTCAAGCAGTTCTTCAACATTGCGGAAGAGGACTTTGCCCTTGAAGCCAATCTTCCCAAGACCCAACCCAGAACCACGGATTGATTCTAAGGAATAACCCCCATGTCAAATAGTTATCGCCTTTATACCGCTAACGGTTCCACGACGGATTTCAGCCTTGTTGGAATCGACGGCTGGATTTCCAGCGGCTTTTTGAAGGTGTATGTCAATAACATCCTTCAAAATACTGGGTATTCCTTTATCGATCTAAACGGGGCCGCGCCTCTGGTTCGCTTTGCTACGGCCCCCAGTGCAAACAGCATTGTTCGTTTGGAACGCCAAACGCCCAAGACGGTTTCTGGATTTCAGGGAAACATTGTTAACTTCAACGATGCGTCAGTTTTGACCGAGGCTGACCTCGACAACATGGCCAAGGGCTTGCTGCATATCACGCAAGAAGCCTTGGATGTTGGGCTTGATGCGTTGACAAAGACCGTTGATCATACGGACTGGGACGCCAAGTCTCTTCGCATTGAAAATGTGGGCTCACCCGTTACTGGGTCGGACGCTGTTACCAAGGGGTATGTCGATGGGTTGACTTTGTATGGCACAGGCGTGACCACCCCGCAATCTTGGACTTTCAGCGGTGACGGATCTGAAGTAAACTTTACTTTGACATCCCCCACGCCAACGCAAACAGACGCAAACCTCTTTCTTGTAGAAACGGGCGGGATTCTTCAGCGGCCCACGACCAACTACACGATTAATAGTGCTGGAGTACTCACTTTTACTCAGGCCCCGCCCAACGGCACAAATAACATTATTGTGCGTAACTGGGGTGTGACTCGAAACGTCGCCGCATTTAACGATGCACTTGCCGTTAATGCAAACCTGACTGTTGACGGTGGAACTCTGTTTGTAGACGCCGCAACCAATCAGGTTGGAATTAACACCACAACGCCCGGGTCCCCGCTTGCGGTAACTACTTCAAGTGCTGCGGGGGGAACTTTTGAAGTTGTCCCAACATCAAGTACTACGATTGCTCAAGCCTACAATCGAACCTCCGGGCAGTACATCACAAACAATCAGCGGGGCAGCGAGTTTACGGTAAGTACGGGCACTGCTTCCGTTAGTGAACGATTGAGGGTTACTTCTGCTGGAAACGTGGGAATTAACACGCAAACTCCAGCAAATACATTGTCTGTTGCTGGAACTTTGGGTGTTTCTGGTTCCGTTGCTTTTACTTCAGATCTAGAAGTTGATGGCTCAACTTTTAAGGTGGACAGCACGAACAATAGGGTCAGTATTCTCGCAACGAACCCTCAAAGACCTTTGGCCGTTGGAGACCCCGCGGGAACCGCAGTCAACTACACTAATACGCAACTTGAACTTAGGGGTCTTCCGGGCGGCTACAGTGCTGGACTTGCCTTTACTTCCCAGAGGCAGCCAACAATAAACACTGTTGAAGATCCTGCGGCTGAAATGGGATTTATTCGGTGTACGGCCATTACAGGATTCGCTGCTGCTTCTTACTCCCTACCAAAAAGCACTCAAATCAGGCTTGTTAACTACATTGGAGGATCTGAGTCAACTGGACTGGCTGTAACCGACAAGCGGACATTTACTTCGCTTCCTCTTTACACTCGGCATAATGATGTTCATGCCACCGTCACAACTGCTGACTACACGGTTGGAATCAGAAATCTTGTGGTTACCGTCAATGTTGACCCCAATACCACAGTTACTTTGCGGCTTCCTAATGAAGACGAAGACCGTGGACGGCTCTTGTATGTCCGTAACATTCAAGGAGGCCGAATTAAAACCGGAGCACCCAGTGCAACTTCTTCATTGGGTATGGCTGTGGCTCCTCTGACTAGTGTTACTTCCGTGGCGAATGGGGACATCATGCCTCAAGGCGCGGGCGGAAGGTGGGCTTTGCTTATGTGTATTGGGCAGGGCGAATGGATTGTTGTCGCTCAGTAATGCGTAAAAGGAATTAAACATGCCCCTAAACATTCTTGACTCAGCAATGACCACCGGGCTGCTCAAGACGGCCAACAAGTTGTCTGAGTTGACCTCCAGTCCCGCCGTGCAGGAAGACGCCATGGACAACATGGGTCTTCAGTATGTCGTTCCCATCGGCAGCATCATTGTCTGGACTCGTAATGTCCTGCCTGCTGGGTACTTGACCGCGGATGGAAGTGCCGTCAGCAGGACCACCTACGCAGCCCTGTTCAGCATCCTCGGCACTACCTTTGGTTCGGGGGACGGCTCCACCACCTTCAACCTGCCCAACGTCACGGCTGGCCTGACGGTTTCGTCTGGTACGCTGTATTACCTCATCAAGTACGACAATGTGAGCGGGTTGCCCCCGGTGTAAACCATGCACGGCGAATCCGAAATGATGTTGGCCATTGGCCGTCTTGAAGGTAAAGTCGATACCCTCATCCAGATGCAGCGCATTCAGGAAGACCAGATCAAGAACCATGAAGAACGACTTCGGCAACTGGAGCATTCGCGGTCTTTCACTATGGGCATGGCTGCGGCTGTCGGGGCTGGTGTCTCTGTTGCGCTCAATCTCGCTGTAAAAGCACTCTCTTAAGGATCAACAATGGCCACTTATCGAATCGTCAATGCTGTTGCAATTGGTGCAAACGCCTATACGTCTGCGACCACCGAACTGAACATGGCCCCGGATGACTACGGGACCCTGATCATCACCCACAGCAGTCCTCGTCTGGCTGCCGGAAGCACGGTTTCTTTCTTGCTTCAGGGTTCCATGGATGGCGGGACCACTTGGTTTGACATTGAGGTTTGCAAGCCGAATGATTCCCTGTACATGAACGGCGAAAGCACTTCTTGGTGCAAGGTGGTTGCTTTGGCTCCCCTTGTTCGGCTGCGTGGCTTGAACGCCAGCGGCATCACCATCACGGCTTGGATCATCGACTAAAGGAAGTCCATGGCTTTCAGTCCCATCTACGGAATCAAGGATCGACACGGCAGGAGTACCTTGCTTCCGTACAAGCAGGGAATCGATGACGGCTCCACGCTCACGCTGGACTTCACCACGGGCGTACTCGACCCGCGCCTGTCGTTCCAGCGGTTGAGCGATGCGACCTTCGTGAACAGCAGCGGGTTCGTGCAGTACGCGGATACCAACTTGGTACGCAACAGCATATTTTCTGGAGGCAACACCCCAGATCAATGGTCTT